CCCTAGGCAATCAAGTTGTGACACAAGCGTTTTTCATGGGATGTGCTCTTGGTGATGGCTGTCTGAGACGCGATAAGCGTTTCGGAACAGTTACGCTGTACATCAGCCGCTGTCAGCGCCAGGCGCCTTACGCGCAATGGCAGCTGGCTCGGCTGAATCAAGAGCTCGGGACTGCTGCATCTCTGCGCTCGTTTATGGACAAAGGGAAATACCCCGCCGTCCGTTTCGGCGTCAGCAGCAAGCGGCACCTCGCCCCCGTGTATGACGTCTTATATCCAAATGGCGTCAAAAGATTCACCCCTCAGGCGTTCAGTGACCTCGGCCCCGAGGCGTTGGCACTTCTCTGGATGGACGATGGATCCCTGGAGGTCCGTCGCCGTCAGAGGCCTCGCTCGATCAAGGTCGAGCGCTCTGGCTGGCTGCCCGTCAGCAAGGATGAAGAGGAGGTTGATGTTGTCGCTTCTTGGATTCACGACGTCACCGGAGCCTCTGGCTCAGTTGTTCGTCACAAAGGTGGAATGCTGTATCTCCGATGGTTCGCCAAGCAGTTTCGACTACTTGTTGGAGCCATTACTGAGTACATACATCCCTGCCTTGCCTACAAAGTTGACCTCAGTCGAACGGGCACTGTTGCCCAATGGCTGAGCGAGTCCCAACACCTGCTTGCAGGAAGTGGACGATAAGGCGGCACGAGTGCTCCGCACCCGAATCAGGTGGACCTGAAGGGTGATGATATAGTCTGAGCTGCAGCAATGGCAAAGCTGCAGAACTAGGGGATAAAGAGCCTCTAGGGTAACAACACTGATACCGGCCCCGCCGACCCTTCACAGGCTGACCAGCCCAGCACCTTCAAGGTGGCACGGGAGACGCTGATGACTTCTCAGCGCCTGCTGCTGGATACCCGCAATATCGCGGCGTTCCACCAGTCGATCGGCTCCTTAACACTTCTTGACGATTACCGCCGTTGGCGTGATCGGGTGTTCGCTGACGAGCTCTTCAAAGCAGAAGCCAACGGAAGGGCTGATTCCACCCAGGGTGGCTACTTCTTCCCCAAGAACAAGACCAAAACCGGCACCACGGTCGCAAGCTACGGCTCCGGCCAGTCCGCCAAATTTGGGGTCAAGGACGACCTCCTGGATGTCCTCGAGGGCATGCGTCGGCGCAACGTGCCAACCTTCCCGAATGGGCACTATCGCTGCATCGCCAGTCCCACTGCGATGAAGCACCTGCGCCAAGACAGCGATTTCCGCGAAATCGCTCGTTACCCCGGCAATGGCATGGCCAATCCGATGCAACCGCATCTGGCCCCCAATGCCATCAACTACCTGGGTTCTGGCGTTGGCTACGGCCAGGCTGGCTTTGTGGCCGGTCAGCCGGTCATGCCGACTGGATTCCTTTTCGAGGGGATTCAATGGTTTGAATCGACCAACCTGCCAGACAAGAGCTACACCACCACCATCCCTGTGGCCAGCATCTCTGCTGCTGTCACGGAAGCTGCTCCAATCCTGTTCTTCGGGATGCAGGCCGTTGGCGTGGGCATTGGCGGTGACAATGCTCAAATCCTGCTCAACAACAATGATGACTTTGGTCGATTCATCATCATGGTGTGGAGCCTCATGGCCGGCTTTGAAGTGCTGAACAAGGACTTCATCACGGTCGCCTACAGCTTCGTTTACTGATCAGAGGCTACTGACATGACCAAGAAGATTTATCCGGGCAACTACGTTTCTGCGCTGAGCGCTTACCAAAGCCAGGGCGTCGTGACCATGCCCGGTCGGACCTACATTCACAGGGTCGGCTACATCAAGGTCGATTCCACCGCTCGTACCGAGTTTAATGTCATTGTGCCATCGCCTGACAAGCGGCCCGATGACAAGCCCCGTCCCGACATCACCGGTCTGGTGATTCCCAACGGCGCATTTGTGTACTTCCTGGGTCTACGGATCCGGGATGCACGCAAGGACGCCGGCCAGGGCACTGCCCGTTCTGGACTGGTCTGGGGTGCTGGCACGGACCGCATCAAGCTCGCTAGCGCAGTGAGCGTGAACGGGGCGGCAATTACCGCCACGACACTCTCCACCACGCCGATTGATGACACCAGCAACACTGCCGCTCCCCAGAGCTCGGTGTTTGGTGTGATCACCCCCGTCAAGACCACAGCTCAGATGACCCTGAAGCTGTTCTATGACAACGGGAGCACGGCAGCTGGCGACGCTGCTGGGCTGACCTCCAGCGAGCCTGGTGGCAGCTTCCTCATTGCTGAGGTGGCTTACTACCTGGATGACGAGGCCAGCGACGAAAGCGCGTTTGGTGGCCTGCCTGCCATCGTCGAGACCATCTAGGACTAACCCGTGGAATCAGAGCAGGGTGATCTCGGTCGCCCTGCTCCTTCCCCTTAGGATTACTTAGAACAATGGCCTCTACCAAGAGAGCGCAAGCATGTCTCTTTACCTCGAGCGGAAAACTGGGCAGATCGTTGAATTGATCAGCTTTCACGGCAAGGACTGTGCCCAAGTCCAGACCCAGTCAGGAGCAGTGGTTTATCCGCTCCTGAAAGACCTGGAGGAGTACACCCCAGGCAAAGGCCGCACTGGTGGCAGCCCAGAGTCTCCCATGGCGGACAACTCCGCTGATGAGGACAAGATCCCTGAGCGGGCTATTCCTGTCGATACCCGATTGAATTTGAATCTGGCAACAGCTGAGCAGATTGCCAAGCATGTCAATGGTGTTGGCTTCTCAACAGCCAAGAAGATTGTTGAGCTGAGGATGAGCCTTCCTGGGGAGAAGTTCCAGAACCTGGAGCAACTCAAGTCCGTACCTCGAGTGGATTGGGAGCAGGTCCGCCTGGACGATTTGATCTATGTGGCCTGATCGCTAGACTTCACCGAGGCCAATTAGCCGCGGTGGCGTGGAGCTCAATCCTTACGACAAATCCCGCTGCCGGTTTCACCTGGGCTACAACCTAGGGGCGCAAATCCCGGCTGGCGATGCGGCCAGGCTAGAGGAAGCAATGGCCCGGGTTCCCGACAGCTTCTTCTATGACAAGGTTTTAGAGCATCTCAAACGATGCGACAACGCCTGGCAGCTCTCGGAAGTGCTTCGGGATGAAACCCAGCCGATGCCCAGCCGGATTGAGCGTATCACAGGCGACACGGATCGGGCCATCTTCCAATCGGATCCGTTAAAAGCGGACCAGATGTACAGGGAGATCTACCTCCGGGAAGTGGACCGATTGGCTGAAACCCTTTACGTCCCCAATTACCGGCGGGAGGACGTACATCGCTTTGCGTTTATTCGCAGCGGTGCTGAGTTCATCATGGCGGTTCCCGGTCCAGCTGATACGGCTGTCGGGACTCGCGTGGCGACCATGACCGGCGCCATCAACTGGAGGTAACAGATGCCTGGCCAACCCGGAGCTTACGGCGGTGGCAGCACAAGGCAGCCCCGTCCCGCTGCCGCCCAGGGTGGTAATCGCTGGTGGAGTCCAAATCCAACGCAACCAGGCGGCCGGTTCGGTCCTAGGCGGATGCCAGGACTGCCTCCTTCAGCCAAGGTCATTGCAGATTACCCCCAGGGCGTTCCCACCGGCAGCGTCGGCGGCGGAAACGCCGGGGGCTCGAGACTGGCTTCAGCGCTTCCTCCTCCAACCCGGCAGGTCTCTGCTCGTATTCCCGCTTTTCAGGCTCCCCCACCCCGGACGCCTGGAATAAGCAATGTGGCCAGGCCCGTGACTGGCCCCTCTGGAAGAGAACGGGCCTACAACGCCATGGTCCAACAGGCGGGATTAACGCCAGAGCAGGCTGATGCCGCACAGGCAAGAGGAAAGGCCGCACTGGAATACCGGAAAGGAGGAGCCCTTGATGGAAGACTGGATCCTTCCCAGCAGGAATACTGGGATCAGGCGGATATCAAGTCCTGGGCTGGCGCCAACAGGAAACTTGCAGACAAGCTCAAGGCCAAGCATGGCTACATGGAGCCAGCTTCGATCGAGGGCATTACTGGTTCGATCTCCAGACAGCTGCCAAATTTCTCTGGCACGGCAGAACAGGCCTATGCGTCAACTGAAAGCAATCCGTTCTTGCCAGAGGTGAATCTGGGCAGCAAGTTCAACATCCCCGAAGTCCAGCCCCGTCCCGATGCGTTTCAAGACACCGTAAGCAACATCCCAGCGTGGGAGCCTGACCCGGTGCAGGCCAATCGTGCGTTTTCCCCAGAGCAAGAGGCCATCTCCCCTTACGGCAAGGCGGGGGATCTTCTGGGTGAGCACCTCAACAGAATTCGCAAGGGGCGGCAAGATGCGCCAGCCGCGCCCTCTCCCCAGTCCGACGAGGAACTGCTGAGGGGAGTCAATCCTTGGAACCTTAATTGGAGGAAATGATGAAGAACGCTCCATCACTGGCAGCTCTTTTCAGCGGGCATCCGACAGCGCCGGGTGATCCAAGGAATCAGCTCAACAACACGATGAATACCGCAGGATTGCGGCCAATGGAGATCGAGTACCGAACGCCATATAACGACAACATCGTTCGATACCCCATCGCAGGGGTGCAACTTGTCGATGCACTGGCGACCCCTCCCCGCAGTCAGTTTCCGTTGACTCCACAACAGGAGCAAGCCGCTGACTTTTTGAAAGGCACCACAACACTCCCCATGGGAGAGACAGAGCGCCGTGGACCAGGGAACCGCCTGGCTGGTGCCGACAACGGCATCAACCCGGACATGTTCACCGGGCCGACCCGTGGGCCGAGGGGAATGAACACTGCTTTGAGGCGCGGGCCGCAATTGCGTGCCTGACTTTGCTTAGCATGACCAGGTCAGCAACTTGTAAGAAAAAGTGAGCAGTTCAAGCACCAACAAGCAGCCCCTGCTGGTTGATCGACCTCTTCACGAGTTTGCGACTCTTGGGGCAACGCCAGCCCTGTCGTCGCAGGCCAACCTAGCCAGCATCCTTGGTGGTGGCTGCACCATGCTGGTGGACTGCCTTGGCAACGATGGTGCTGTCATTGACAGTCTCTCCCTTGTTGCCACAGAGGCCAATACCACGGCTGCTGTTGTCCTTTTCTTCCTGAGCTCCTCGCCAACACCGTTTGGGATCACAATAGAGAACACGGCTGTTGTGGCCTCCGCTGCGATTGTCTCAGGTGCTGCGGGACAAAGAACGAACGTCTCCCTGCCTCCTTTGTCTGTACCGGTTCCAAATCTTGGGGCTGACACGTCCACATCAGAGACGGCCAAGAAGAACACTGGGCTCCTGATCAAAGCCAATCAGCTGCTGTATGTGGGACTGGATCGGGCCATTACTGCCCCCAATCCCCTTACAAAAGTTAACATTTTTGCCCAAGGCGGGTACTACTAATGCGGGTGGATCGATCCCCTCGGGTCGATAACTTCGCCCGAATGGACAGCGTGACCAGGCCGGCTCGGGCAACAAAAGCCGGAAGTTACCGCAGTAGCGCCCGTGGCGGGGGGCAGGGGCAAACAGGGGGGACGGTCTATCCGACCATCCTTGAGGCGTACAACCGGGACAGTGATTACAAGAGGTGGCGCGCTGGCTGGGACTACTGGCAGGGCTCCGGCAAAAGCTGGGCCGACCTTGAGAGATACTTCCTGGTCAGGAGCCTCAGGGATTATGGAGCGCTCCCGGGTCCGCAGCTGACGACTGTCACCTACTTCCCTAGCGGATCCTCCCCGGATGCATCCTGGACGGTCGTCAATCGAAACCGAGGAGCCCTCATCCTCCCGCAACTGCTCAGGGCGGAGAACATGGTTCTCGACACGTCCCGCCCAGAAGCCGATCGCCACCGACTGATTCTTGATGTCAGCTCGACCCTGACCAGCACGCAAATCATGGAATGGTCTGCGTTTATCGGAGATCAATTTGAGGATTCGGCTGTTGGGACGGAGTCGCCCCAGGGATTGATTGCAGAGCCGATCGATACCATTGCTTACACGCTGGTAGATATCAATCCCGACCAGGGGCAACTGTTCTTTGATTTATCCCGCCCGTTCATGCGCAGGCGGCCCAACCCCAGGAAGGACAGAGCATTTTGGCAGCGCGTGAACTACGACCGCAGACTGCCACTCTCCTGGAGAAATAACGGATCCCGCTATCTCTGCAGCAGTCATCGTTTCTTCTGCTCCTGCCCTGACTACAGCGGAAGTCGAATTGCTGACTTCAGTGGAGACAGCAGCGCCAGCCAGGCATTGTTCCCCAGGCCCAGCGCTGGCCGATCTCTCGAGGGCCGATGGGAGTCGCAGGCTGTTGGCTACAGCAGCCGGTTTCGGACGCTCTCTGATCGCTCGGACCAACGAAGGGAGTGCAAGCATATTCATGCTGTGCGCTGGTCTGTTGGCTATCCGTTCTACGAGCCCAGCGACTATCAGATCAGCGGCAATGAAGACCGTGGTTTCCAGGGGATCTCTAGCGGGGAGGGACTAGAGAGCAGTGAGGTCCTCCGCTACCACAGACGGAGAGAGCAGACCCTGGACCGACTGGGGAATGCCCTGGCTGAATCCAGTCGCATCTCGATCGATGCGCGCAACACAATCCCCGCCGACGAAGAAGTCCCGACGGGTGACAGGTCTCCAGTCCTTTGGTCAACCGATACGGAGCCAGCGGCACTGAGATGCCGGAAGGACGATT